ACGGCTTCTACATTTTTGCCAGTAGCTGCTGAAATATCTAGAGCTAGGCTTAATAAATCTTGGGACTTACTAACTGATCCTGTAGCAACTGCCAAGCGTTGAAGCGCTGGCCTAAGTTGATCATCAGAAACACCAGTAGCGAGTGAGGTCTTTAATATCTGTTCTTCAACTGCTGCAATTTGCGCCTCAGTCGCGCCCGTTACATTCTGTAAGGCATTGGCTAGGCGCTTTTGAGCAGCCTCATCTTCAATGGCTGCTTTAACGCCATCAACGGCTAACTTGACCGCATAGGCCGCTGCTGCTGCCGCTGCTGCTGCGAAAGCTGCTGCTGCAACCTTGCCAAACTTCTCTAACTTACCGCCAAAGCCTTCAACCTCTTTAGAGCCACTATCAAGATTTTTTTTGAGATCAGCGACATCAGCAAGAATCGAGAGCTTGAGCGTTCTACTGCCAGCCATTACTTATCCCACTCTTTCAATATCTTGGAAAATGCTTCTTGCCATTTTTTAATCAATTCAGGCTGAATCTTACGAAGGGTTGGGTAGATAAAGTAGCCAGCGTTTCCCTTACCTTTGCTTGGTGTTCTTCTGGGGAACTGACGCAAGCGATTACTTCCAAATTCATAACCCGCCCAGAGTTTTTGTGTGCTACCGCCACCAGAAAAGCGCTGACTTGCAAAGCCGTAAGAGAACTCTCCGATTTTGGAACTGGCCGAGACTTTAACGCCTGTTGCAATTCTTCTAACTGCTTCTTGACCAAAGGTCCTTGTGAGTGCATAGGCTTTGATTTCATTTGCTGCGTAAGTAGCCAACGCGCTAGATTCTGATTTAGCTTGGCTAACGGCTTCATCATCCATCGCTTTGAACGCGGTAATGATTGAGCGGAGCTCGCGTTTGTCATAGCTGATTGGTAACTCATCTGCCACCGCTACGCTCCTTTAATATATCTATGGCCGTTAATACTTGGTCTATATCTGTCCAGTAAGGCATCGGAATCCCAGTTGCGATAGCAATCTCGATGATTAGTCGGTTGATGCTTCCGGGCTCGTAACTTTTGGGCTTTCATCTCCAATCGTCATTTCCTCAACTGTCAGCTCCCAAATCTCTTGGGACTTGGTTGGCTTCCCTGCTGCTTCGCGCTTATACGCAAAGTAGGCAAGGTCTAAGAAGTCCGCTTGCTGATAAGCCGTTATATCCTTCATCGAATAAATCGACTTACCAGTTTTGCGTTCCCACTTAGCCCATTCTGGCAAGCCAGCCTGATAAGTAACTGATTCGCCTGAGCTGTATTTAATTGTGATTGAAATTTTCATAGCTCCCGATGCTCCGATCTCTTAGCTGAAGGTCTCTGTTGGTGTTCCAATTACTGTCATCGTCCAAGTGTCGGTGAGTGCTCCAGGAGCAGCTCCACCAGCAGTTGGGAAGATTGGCAATACTGTGAAAGCAAATACTGCGCCAGTTATTGCAGTAAATGAAACGCTGAGTGCTGTGTTTGGTGCAGCTTCTGCATCTGTCCACATTGCTTCAAATAGAGAGCTTGCAGCTCCCCAATCCTGTAGCAATTCAATTGTGAATGTCCATTGCTTATCTACGGACTTATAAGCGCGACCATCAAGAGTTTGATAGGTCTCGATAATTGTGTCGCAGCTTAGGACTGCACTAGTTGTCTGGGCGTCATAAGCAGCGCTATCGAGTGTGAATGTCACATCGCGCCCAGTTATTACTGTTGTTGGCATTTGGGTCTCCTATGCGGTTTGCTCGTAGCGGACGCTCAAGCGGATATCTGAAACTAGCAGGGTAGTAGTTCCTACTTCGGTTACCGAAGGTCTTTCGACTATTGATAACTCATACTTGGAAGCATTTAGTGCTCCAAGAATACTGATGACCATTTGCTCTAAGTTATCTAAAGCAGCGGCATTGCTGAAATACGCAACGCAAGCGGTGATGGTGTAATTTAATTTAACTCTAGTTGTTGTTTTACCTAAAACTTCAAGCTCCATATAGGGCGAATCTGGAATACAAATAATCGCTGGAACGATGGGGGCTTCTGGAACAGAATCGTAGATATTGGCGCTTATCCCAGATAAGGCAGTTTTAATAGCGCCTCTGACATCTGTAGCAATTGTGCTAGGCATTAGCCAACCATCGTCTCTACATCAAGGTATGGCCCAAGTAGCCCAGTTACCTTGGCAAGTAAATTTTTAGATAGGCGGTAAGGGGTAACTGCAAAATCTACGCCTTCTATTGATCCACCTGCTGCGGTTCTTGCTTGGAAGATTTCGACTGAGATAGCCAGAATTGCAGCTTCAGCATTGGCATTTCCGACATAGGTTGATAGTCCAGAGAGCGCAGCGTTTCCTGCTGGGATAACATTCTTTTCCAATATATCTGCATTGGTGATTGCGACTGTAAAGACATAATCTGATAACTCATCTGCTAATACTGTGTGAGTGCCGTTAAATGGTGATCCGCAGCCAGTAATAATTACGGATTGGCCTTCTGTAAATTCTTGGATTGTTGCGGTCTCAAAGTAAGCGACATTATCCTCAAGCTTTACTTTGTTTATCTTGCTCTGGAATGTCACCAGCATTGGCAGAACCAAGTTTTCTGAAGCATCGACAATATCGTTTAAATAAGCATCGTTATATAGGGATGACGAAACGCCAAGAATCGTCCTAAGCTCTGTGGCCGTAACTATTGTTGGCATCTCGTCATCCTTTCAAGCAGTTAGGTGAGCGGCCAGCTCGGGAGCGGACTGGCCGTCACTATTTGAGTTTTTTAGTTCTTGTTGAAGTAGCAAGCTCCGTCAGCGACCTTAACTGCGAGTGCGCCGTAGCCGTAGTAAGCAACTTCAATTTGACCATTTAGAGCGACATTGGTCTGGAGACGGAATCTGCTTGATTCATACCAAGTGTAAGAATCTGGATTTACTACAATCATCGAACCATCGCCAAGAGGTAATGATGGATGAGCAGCAGTAAGTGATCCAAGTGCGCGAGAAACATAGAGTCCAAGTCCAGCAACATTTCCGCGAAGGCTTTGTGGGCTAGCTACGCCAGCTGCGTTCTGTGGCTGTGAAGCTGTGTAGATTGGACGGCCTGAATCGTTATAGCTCATAATCTTTGACCATTGCTCAGGTGTCACAATAAGGTTTCTAGCAAATCCTAGAGAGTCCTTATAAACCTCAGCAGCTGCTTCGGATACGAAAGTAAGAATTCCTGCTGCTGTGTTATCAGCTGCTGTGGCAGCAATTTGTCCATTGCCAAGCAATTGACCAGCAACGAACTTATCTGTCGCTAGAGCATAAGCGAATTCCATTTGACGAACTAGCTCATCAAAGAATACTGGGTTAGAACGATCAAGAAGTTCTACTGAGAATGTCTGCCCACCTGCATACTTATTAACATTTACTGTTAGGAAGTTGTTGGTCATTCCAGTCTCAACGATTGCATCGCCTTCGTTCTCATCTTCAACTGTTGGAACGGCTGTGATCTTTGGAATCTCAAAGCTCATACCAGCATCTGGTAGAACTCCAGTTGAGATTGCATCAATTGTGCTGCGGTCAGCATTTGATAGAGGATTGATAACCTCAGTTAGCTGGCGAGTTGGAATTAAGCCAGCATTGTTACTGGTGGTGTCGTCTGCTGCCATAACATACTGGCGAGCTGCGTCATCACCAAGCTTAGCGCGAACGCTATTCTCAAGATATTTTGCCTTGGTGAATTCAAGGCGAGGTGCTGTGTAAAAGGCTGGGCGAGACGCCTCAACCATATTTGCTTTAGCTGCTTCAACCGCTTCTTCAACGGCAGGAGCAGGAGCAGTAGTGTCAGACACTTGGTCTCCTTCGTTTGGGTTCTCTGAATCAGCGGTTGCTAAATCAGAATCTTCTTTTGGTGCTTCATTTTCAGAAGCTGCTACTTCGCTTACGCGAGCAGAATCAATTGCAGGATCAGTTACTAGAGATACTTCATCTAGGGTCGCTGAGGTAATCTGCATAACGCCTTTGTTGTTTGTCCATTCGTTAATCTGGGCTCCAACGCTAAATCCATCGCGCAAGCCTTCAGTTGCTTCAATTAGGGCATCTTCTCCAGCCATAGTATTGGCAATCTTAAAAGTAGCTTCGATGCCAGACTTAGTTACATTGTGAGAGACCATTTTACCAATTGGGCGAGTGCGGTCGTGCTCAAGAAGCAACTTAACTGGCTTCATTTCAATCGAATCTGCTGCGAATACTGTTGGGCCTACTGAAGTATTGCCTTGCTCGTTCCAAGTCACAATAGTTCCAGTTATGGTGCGCTTAATTGTGTCGGCCGCTGTAACGACCATTGGGATGTTAACTTTCATTTGGAATCAAATCTTCCTCTCGTTGAATCTGCTCAACGCTCATCGCGCCAATGCGGTTTAGGATTTCATAAACTTGAGCTCTCTCTAATGCGTTACCGCGTAGGAAGTCATCAAGTGCAAAGCGCGTCATTACTGGATTGGGTGTGAAGTCCGGCAATGATAGGCGTTCCTCAATTGCCTTAAGTATTGGGCGAAGTGAGAAATCTACTAATGAGCGCCGCTCGGACACCGCGTTTGAGTAAGTCATAGAAGTCGTTTCGGCGCTCAAGAAGTAGGCAGGTATTCCACAAGCCCGAGCTAATTCTAGTGCTACATATTGACGCGCCTCTGCAAGTTGCATTGATTTAGGATCAAAGCCAAATTGCTGTAATTCTACATCTGCATTTAAAAAAGCTGTTGAGCGAGATTGGCGAGCAGTTTTCCAAGCAGTTAGCAAGGATGAAATTCTTTCGGCAGTTAGATTAGTGCCATTAGACTTTAATACCATTGAAGGTGCTGGCTCTTTAGCATAATTGACTGCTGCGTTCTCTAGATAAACTGCTGCTGCAATTGTTTTGCCAGCTCTGTGAAGCAATCCTTCATCTCCGCCATCAAATCTTATGATTGAACCTACGCCATTAACGGGAACTGACTTGCCATCAACTTTGTAGCCAGTAATGGTGGTGTTTAGGAAATCAGTATCAACTGTAACGCGGTCTGGACTTACGCGAGTCCAAGCTCTAACGCGACCGCCATCTGTTGCGCTATACATCTCAAGCACTTGACCATAACCAGCGCCATATAGCCAGATATCTTCTGCAAGCCAGCAATAGATTACGAATCCTGCAACTCTTGGGTCTGGCTGATTGATAACTCTGTGTGGATCAACATACTGGCCAGTAATGCGATTGAAAGTTGTTAAAGGTAATGAGCCAATAGTTCCGCAGATGATATTGCGAGCTCTTGCAACGGATGGAACGCTCATTGCTAATTGGCGAGTTGTATTAGTTGCACCGCCAAGAATATTATAAACTGAATCGCTAAT